AGGCCAAGAAAACGGGCGTGCCGAGCTACAACCCGTGGTGGACGACGATGTCGAACGCCGCCAGCCAGGCGCAGGCTCTGGAAAAGGAGCTTTGCCTCAGCCCGCGCGAGCGCAACAGCGGCGGCAAGGTTGAGAAGAAGGCTCGGCGGACGACCGGCGCCGACCGGTATCTGAAACCGCGTGGCTAATCGCTTCCTCAGCGAGCCTGATCCCACCACGGCGTGGGCGAAGGCGGCGCTGGAAGGCAAGATGTTCACGGCCGGCGAGCTTGTGAAGCACGCAGCCGAGCGTCACCTGCGCGATATGCGCGACGGTGAGCGGCGCGGCATCTACTGGCGTCCCGAGGAAGCCGCCCACGCTCTGGAGTTCCTGCCTTCCGTCTTTCAGGTGACCGACGGACCGTCCGCCGGCCAACCGTTCTACCCGCTGGAATGGCAAACCTTCGTGATGGGTTCGCTGTTCGGCTGGCGCAACGCGAACAACCGGTGGCGCTTCCGTACCGGCTGGCTCGAAACCGGCAAAGGACAGGCCAAGTCGCCGCTGATGGGCGCGATCGGCGTCTACATCATGGGCTGGTGCGATATCCCGCGCGCGCAGTGCTACGCGATCGGCGAGGACAAGAAGACCGCCAACGTCCTGTTCCGCGACGCGGTGGCAATGTGCCGGGCCACTATCCCGGAACACGAAGAAGGGGAAAGCCTCGAAGCTCTCGAAGAAGTCGTCATCCGCGGCGAGCTCGAAAACGCCTGGAAGATCGAGCACCCGGCGAGCGGCTCGTTCTTTCAACCAATCGCCAGCGGCGAAAGCCTGTCGGGGCCTCGCCCGAACTACGTCGCCGGTGACGAGATCCACGAGCTTACGGACGAGAACGTCCTTCAGACTTGGAAGCGCGGCATCGACAAGGTCGCTGGCCATGCGCTGATGCTGATGGGCACGAACACGCCCGCCACGTCGCAGCATGTCGGCACGTCGTGGTCGGAAATGTACCAGCAGATTGCCAAGGGCGAGGCACGCGACGACAGCGCCTTTGCCTTCGTTGCACGTGTCGACAAGGCAGACCGGGAAACGGTCTTTGAGAACGAGACGTGCTGGCAGAAGGCGCTTCCCGCGCTCGGCGAGACGTTCCCAATCGAGAATATCCGGGAGACGGTGGCCTCGGCGCTGCTCCGCCCTTCGACCAAGTCGAGCGTCAAACGCCTGTATTTCGGCATCGATACGGCGGCGGCCGACTTCTGGATCGACGAGGAGAAGTGGGCCGCGGTGCAGGGCCCGGTCGACGAGAAGCTGATGCGCAACCGTTACTGCCGGCTCGCGCTCGACCTCTCGCAGAAGAACGACCTTACCGCCCTCAGCGCGGCATGGGAGCCGATCGGCGAGGAGCCAATCGCGGTGAAGAGCTGGTACTGGACGACGCGCGAAGGGCTCCTCACCCGCGCCGAGAAGGACAAGGCGCCCTATGTCGAATGGGTGGAGGACGGTTTCCTAGTCGCCACGCCCGGTTCGACCATCGATTATACGTTCGTGGCCATGCAGGTCGCCAAGCTCAAGGCGGAGCAGAACGTCCTGGAGTTGCTGGTCGACCCTGCATTCATCGCCGGTTTCATGGATGCTTGCGCGGAGGTCGGCCTCGAAGTCTGGCTCTACGGCGGCCCCGACAAGCCCGAGGGGCGCGGGCTCAAGATCGTTTCGCACGCGCAGGGCAAGCGGGTGATGTTCGAGGATCGGCAGCTGTGTATGCCGCATTCGATCACGCGCACCGAGGACGCGATCCTCGACGAGCGCATCATCATCGACAACTCGCCGGTGACGTACAGCTGCGCCGCGAACGCCGCGATCGACGAGGACGGGCAAGGCAACCGCTGCTTCGACAAAAAGCGTTCGCGCGGACGCATCGACGGCATGGTGACCACGGCGATGGCCGTCGGTGCCGCCACGGCAATGCAGAAGCCGAAGAAGAAGTCCGTCTACGCCTCGCGCGGCATCCTGATGTTAGGTTGAAGGGAGACAATATGGCTTCTCCCGACGAGTATCGCCGCGCCGCGGGATACCGCCGGTCGACGGCCGCCGGAGTGACGTCCGTCCCGGCGCCGATCGGCCACAATAGCGGTTCCGTCCATGCTGACTGGGCTTATCAGGAGAACCCCCTCAGCGAGGGGATCGTCTTCGAAGACCTGAATGACCCGCGTCTTTCGGCCTTCCTCGGTGGCGGTCGTCAGTCTGAAGCGGGCGTGTATGTCAGCGAGCGCCTCGCGCTGCGAAACAGCACCTTCTACCGCGCCGTGAACCTCATCTCCTCGTCGATCGGCATGTTGCCCATCCACCTGATGCGCAATCTGGAGGGCGGCGACACCGAAGAGGCGAAGGATCACCCCTTCTACGCGGTACTCAAGCAGCGGCCGAACGATTTCCAAACGCCGCTGGAGTTCAAGAGCCACATGCAGGCGGCGGCGCTGCTCGACGGTAACGCCTACGCTCTGGTCATTCGCGGCTTCCGCGGGAAGATCATCGCGCTTGTGCCTTTGAAGCGGGGTTCGGTAACCCCCCTCCTGTCCGACGATTTCAAGCTGACGTTCCGATACAACCGGCCGAACGGGGGCGAGACGATCCTCGCCGCGACGGAAGTCTTCCATTTCCGCTCGATGATCAGTTGCGACGGCCTGCGCGGTATCGGCCTCCTCGATGTCGCCACTCAGGCGATCGGCGTCGCCGTGCAGGCTGAGCGGGCCGCAGCCCGGCTGTTCAAGCACGGCCTGATGGCGGGCGGTGCGCTGCAAACCGACAAGACGCTCGGCGATGAGGCGATCGAGCACCTGAAGGCGAGCTTGGAGGAGCGCTATTCCGGTGCGGGCAACGCGGCGAAGTATCTGATCCTTGAAGAGGGGCTGAAACTCACTCCCTCGACTGCCACCCCGAAGGATTCGCAGCACCTCGAAACCCGCCAGCATCAGGATGAGGAAATCTCCCGCTTTTCGGGCGTGCCGCGCCCGCTCCTCATGCTCGACGAGACGAATTGGGGCACCGGCGTGGAGGTGCTCGGCCAGTTCTTCGTCACATATTGTCTGCTCGCTTGGTTCGTCGCGTGGGAACAGGCGATCGAGCGCTGCCTTGACCCCTCTGAGCAGGGCGTTCTCTTCGCGAAGTTCAATGATGGCGCTCTCCTGCGCGGCTCGCTGAAGGATCAGGCCGACTTCTTTGCGAAAGCGCTGGGGTCGGGCGGCAGCCAGCCATGGATGGCGGCCAACGAGGTCCGCGGAAACTTCGACCTCAACAAGATCGCAGGCGGCGAAGGCCTGCCGCCGCGCACGTCGGCCAAGCCGGCCGACCCGCAGAAGGATCCGAACAATGGATAAGCCGCTTTCCCGGCCGCGCCCCGGCGCGGTGATTATCCCGCGTCCGGTTGGTGCCCAGCGCCCCCGGATCATGGCCCGCTCGCGTCCCGGCGTCCTGCCGGTGCCGGCGAACCGGGCGGTTTCGGCGCTGACCAAGCCGTCCGTGCGCGAACGGTGGAACGAGGATGCGGCCGGTGTGCGCGCCGTCGCCAAGGGCGACAATGTGATTACGATGTACGAGGACATCGGCGAGGACTGGTGGACCGGCGGCGGCGTCACCGCGAAGGGCGTGACGGCCCAGCTCCGCGCGATCGGCGACCGCCCGGTCGAGGTTCAGATCAACTCGTCCGGCGGCGACATGTTCGAGGGCATCGCGATCTACAACGCGCTGCGCGAGCACCCGCAGCAGGTCACGGTGAAGGTGATGGGCATGGCGGCTTCGGCCGCCTCCATCATCGCCATGGCGGGCGACACGGTCGAGATCGGCGCGGCCAGCTTCGTCATGATCCATAATTGCTGGGTCATGGCCGCGGGCAACCGGCACGACATGGCAGAGATCGCCGCATGGCTCGCGCCGTTCGACGCCGCGATGGCCGATGTCTATGCGGCGCGCACTGGTCAGGACGCCAAGGCCGTCGCCGGATGGATGGATGCCGAGACGTTCATGTCCGGCAATCAGGCCATCGAGCGCGGCTTTGCAGACTCGCTGCTCGCTGCCGATCAGATTCGCACCGACGAGGCCGCCAAAGCCTCGGACCGAGCCATCAACGAAATTCGCGCGCTGGAGATGAAGCTCGTGTCCGCCGGCATGACCCGGACCGACGCTCGCGCGACGATTGCCAAGATCAAGGGCACGCCAGGCGCTGCCCAAGATGCCGTCGACACGCCGGGCGCTGCCGACCCTGACCTGACTGGCGCTCTCGCCAGCTTCCTCACGTCCCTGCGCTCATAGGAGATCCATCATGCGCAAGTTCTCGATGTCGGCGCTTCTCGCGGCGGCAACCCTCTTCCCGCGTCGCGCTGCCGCGCAGCCGACGCTCTCGCTCGCTGCGCCTTCTCTCATCGCGCCGACCCCGCGTGCCCTGATCGGCACCGTCCGGGCCGACGTTTCCGACCCCAAGGTGCTGATCGGCCAGATCCAGACCGCGTTCGAGGAGTTCAAGAAGACGAACGACGCGGCGGTCGGCGCAAAGGCGGATGACGCGGTCGTCACCGCCAAGCTGGCGGCGATCGAAGGCACCATCACCGATCTCTCGGCTGCGCTCGACGAGCACGCCAAGGCGGCGGCGGCGCTGAAGCTGAATGGGGGCGGCGGAAACGGCCGCGAGGTGCCCGACGCTGAATACAGCAAGCTCTTCGGCTCGTTCGTCCGCGATGGACAGCGCGAACACGAGGAGAAGCTGAAGTCGGAGCAGCGCGTCGGCGTGCGCGCGGCTATGTCCGAGGGTTCCTCGGCGGACGGCGGCTACACCACGCCGGTTGAATGGGATCGCACCCTGACCGGCCGGCTGAAGCTCATCTCGCCGATCCGTCAGGAAGCGACTGTCCAGTCGATCAGCAAGGCGGGCTTCACCAAACTGTTCACCGATCGCGCCGTCGGGTCCGGCTGGGTAGGCGAGACCGCATCGCGGCCTGCCACCAGCACCCCGCAGATGACGTCGCTCGGCTTCGCGCCCGGCGAAATCTATGCGAATGCCGCAGCGTCGCAGGATCTGCTCGACGACAGCGAGGTCGATATCGAGGCGTGGCTCACCGGGGAGATCTCGACCGAGTTCGCCCGCCAGGAGGGTATCGCGTTCGTATCGGGCGACGGCTCGAACAAGCCGTTCGGCATCCTCGGCTACCTGACTGGCGGCGCAGCTGCTGCTCGGCATCCGTGGGGGGATATCAAGCTGGTGAAGAGCGGTGCCACTGCGGCTTTCACTGCGGACGGCATCATCAGCACCGTTTACGCCCTGCCCTCGACCTACACGCCCAACGCCAAGTGGTTCATGAACCGCAACTCGCTGGGCTCGGTCCGCAAGCTGAAGGATGGCCAGGGTAACTACATCTGGCAGCCGACCTTCGTGGCCGGTCAGCCGTCGACGCTCGCGGGCTACCCGCTGATCGACGTGCCGGACATGCCCGACCTCGCCGCCGGCGCCACCCCGGCGCTGTTCGGCGACATGCGCGAAACTTACCTGGTCATCGACCGGGTCGGCTTCCGCGTGCTGCGCGACCCGTACACGAACAAGCCCTTCATCGCCTTCTACTGCACCAAGCGTGTCGGTGGCGGCGTGAAGAACCCGGACTCCATGAAGGCGGTGACCATCAGCGCCTGATCCTGCTGGCCGGGCTTCGGTCCGGCCAGTTCCCCGAAGCGCCATGGCAGGAGACATCATCATGGCCGAGACCAAGAACACCGCGACCGCCAACGAGGCGGCCGCCGCAGCCAACGTTGCGCCGGCGTCGACCTTCAGCCCGTCGGGTGCGCCCCACCAGACGACCGAGTTCGATCCCGGTCATCCGGCCGTCGACAACGACCCGCGCGCCGGCACCACCGCCGAGCAGAACCGGATCGATTTCAACGATCCGCGCAGCGCGGCCGAGATCGCCGCAGAGCAGCTCGAAGCGCAGGCCAAGAAGGCCTGATGCTGTCGGCGGCGGTTCCCTTCCCCGGCCGCCGCCGGCTTCTCTCCCCGCGAGGTGCCCGATGAATGATCTCGTCCTCCCCCTCGATGCCGCGAAACTGCATCTGCGCGTCGATTCCACCGATGAGGACGATCTGATCACCGACGCCATCCGCACCGCACAGGCGTGGATCGAGGAGAACACAATTCTGGTGCTGACGACCCGCGAAATGACCGAGACCGCGAACCATCTCGGCGGTCCGATCGATCTTCGCGCTTGGCCCGTCTCCAATATCACCAAGATCACCTATTTCGACCGATCGGGCGCGCCGCAGGAGCTGGCGACCGGGTCGTGGTGGGCGAACCTTTCCCGCCGCCCGGTGCGGCTGTCGCCCAGCTTCGGCACGCGCTGGCCGGCTTCGGCCGTCGCGCCGGGCTCGGTCGCGATCACCTTCACCGCCGGCTTCGACACCGATGATGAGATCCCGGCAACCGTCATGCACGCCATCAAGCTGCTGGTGAGCCACTTCTACACCAACCGCACTCCCGTTGCGGTCGGCGCCCGCGCCGCGGCGGTGGAGGTGCCCCTGACGATCGCGGACCTCGTCCGCAAATGGCGCCGGAAGGTCATTTAATGCCCCTGAACCCCGGCGATCTGAACCGCCGCATCGAGATCCGGCGCCAAGTCCCGCAGGACGACGGCCATGGCGGATTTCTGGATGGCCCCGCCACCTGGCAGCCTGTCGCGACCGTCTGGGCGGAGGTCATCGGCCTGTCTGGTCGCGAGTCCGTCATCCAGCACACGCTGCAAGGCATCACGGTCTATCGCATCCGCATCCGCTACCGGACGGACATCTCCGCAGCCGACCAGGTCCGATACAATGGGGCGGACCTTAACATCCGCTCGATCATCGATCCCGACGGCGGCCGGGAGACTCTGACCATCATCGCCGACACCGGCGGCGCGCAGACGACAGCCTGATCATGGCCGGGCGCGGCTTCAGCGGCCTCGACACGCTGTTCAACATGCTCGACCGCCTCCCGGCGGCCTCTGAGCAGGAGCTGGCGCAGGATCTGCCGAAGATCGGCGCGGCTGTGCTGCGCAACCAGAAGGCCGAAGTGCCGATCCGCACTGGTGACCTGTGGCGCGGACTTTCGGTGGCGGTGCTGGACGGCGGGAAGCGCATCCGCGTCGGCCTCGTCGGGATTACTCGGCCCAGCGGCAAGAACAACTACGGGGGCCTGTATTACGGCCGGTTCGTCGAGTTCGGCCGCCATGGGCAAGTCGTGCAGGTCGAGCGACGCCGTCGAGTCTATTCCCGAGCGCTCGGCCGCAAGATCCTTCGCACCGGCAAGGGCGGCAGGAAACGGGCTCAGGACATCGTGTCCCGCTACACCCTGCATGTGAAGCCCATGGCCGCCAGGCCTTACGTCTACAGCGCTACGGCCGAGGCGGCGGCGCTCGATGCAGGCGTGAACCTTGCCGATTTCTGGTCCCGCGCTCTCGCTCGCGCTCAAGGGTAATTTGCATGGCCGATATGATGCAGGCGACGCAGGACGCTGTCTTTGCGGCGCTGGATGCTGCTCACAAAGCAGTGAACCCATCGCTCGCAACAGTCCGCCAGCACGTCCCCGAGAACACGCTGCCGCCGCTCGTCATCGTGGGAGACATGGACGCTGAGAATGTGGGCGGGAAGGGCGAGCGCACCGATAAGATCGTAATAGACGTCGTCTCGATCTACCGCGGCACTGCCCGGCGCGGCCTTCTCGCCATCATGGCGATCAATCGCGACGCACTCGAAGATCAGGAGATCAGCGCCCCCGGCGCCGCCTTCTCCACCCCTCGCTTCCTCAGCGCAAACACCGCGCTTGGCGAAGACGGCGCCACTTACGCCGGTGTCCAGCAGTTCGAAATCTACGCGGAACCGGCCTGAGCCGGCAGAAAGGAACGACCATGGCACTCCAGCCTTCAGTCTCTCAGTACGGTAAGGACACGCGCCTCTACATTGGTGACGGCGCCTCGACCGAAGCGTTCAACCCGATCGGTGGCGAAACTTCGCTGAGCTGGAAGCGCTCGTCCGACGATATCGACCTGAGCTCCAAGGACGACGGACAGTACAAATCCGGCAGCTACGGCCAGCAGTCGATCACCTTCACCGTTCAGGGCAATGTGAAGCTGCCCGACGTCGGTCTCCAGGCGGCGTCGGACACAGCCAAGTCGGTGACGCCGGAGCGCAACATCCAGCTGAAGCGCGGCGCAGTCGTAATCTACTCCGGCCGCGTCGGCATCGGCAATTTCTCGGCCGAGTTCCCGAAGGACGGTTCGGCGACCTACAGCTTCGACATGAAGAATGTCGGCGCGCCGGCGGTCGACGATCTGGGTGCCGCCGCGTGACGCGTGTCGCGAAGAAGACGGCGGGAGCGGCCCCCAGCCGCTCCGCCAACAGGACGCGCGGTGAGTACACGCTCACGCTCGGCGGGCGTCCGTATCTGCTCCGGCCGAGCTTCTCGGCGCAGGTCGCGATCGAGACGGCGCTCGATAAAAGCTATTTCGAGCTGGCCGCCGCGGCGCAGGTGGCCGCGCTGCGGATTGACCACGCCTCCGTAATTGTCACCGAGCTCGTCAACGCCGGTGCCGAAGACCCGATGGACAAGATCAGCGCCGAGCGTGCCGGCGAGATGATCTACGAGGCCGGTATGCCAAGCATCGCCCCGGTGCTCGCCGTGCTCCTCATCGACGCCCTGAGCGGTGGCCGCACCGCATCGGGGGAAGCAAAGGCGGTGGCGACCCAATAGAGGGGGACCGCTACCGCCGCCTTATGGGCGTCGCCCAGGACGCGTTCGGCTGGTCCGCCGATCAGTTCTGGGCGAGCACCCCTCACGAGTTCTGGTCGATGGTCGACGCGAGACTGGAGGCCACCAAGCGCTAATTGCTTGGAAACTTCTCTCGGGATAGCGTCGCCCACCATGAAGATGGTCCTCATCACGCTCGCCGTTGTTGCCGCCACGCCGGCTGCCGCCGCAGATCAGTTCGATCTGATCTGCAAGGGGGCGCAGGAAAGCGTCGATTCCCTCGGAAATCGCACGAACGTGCCAAAAACGTTCGAAATGCGCCTCGATCTCGCCGCCAAGCAGTACTGCGAAGATAGCTGCTCTGTTCTCGGCAAGATTAGCGAAGTGACCGAGCGTGCGGTGATATTCGAGCAATCGAAGAGCGAGCCGACGCCAGAGGGACCGGCCCGTTGGCACTATGTCAGCCGTGAGACGGGGAATTTCGTTTTTGCCACGTCAGACTATGGGACGCTGCGGCAGTTCTCGATCAAAGCGTCATGCGATGCAGCGCCGTTTCGAGGCTTCCCCAAGGCTGTTACGAAGTTCTGACTGTGCGCGGCTAGGCCGCCCCTAATCGCAAACACCCGGAAGGGCGGCTTCGGCCGCCCTTTTTCGTATCTGGAGAACGCCATGGCTGCTTCAGCGCGCCAGGATCTGTTCCTGAACATCACAGGCAGCGCTGACGGCCTGAGCCGCATCGCCAAGGCGGCCAAGATCACGCTGGCCGATTTGGGCGTCGCGTCGGGTGACCTTCAGAAGACGATGGCTGATAATTTCCAGAAGCTGGGCGGCAGCGAACTGGAGGCCAACACCCGGACGATCGAGGCGTCGTTCCGCCGTACCTTTGCCAATATCCGGGCGTCTGCCGAGGCTTCGATCGGCAAACCCATCACAGCGGAATCGATCCTCTCCACCAATATTAGCGGCGCGCAGGCCAGCCTCGCTGCGGCAAATGGGCAGGCCGCCTCGCTCCGAGGGCTTGCCGATGCGATGGCCCGCATCATCGCAACAAATCCGGCCGCGACAGATGGCCAGCGTGCATTGGCCATCACGCTTGAAGGCAGTGCACTCGCGGCAAAGGAAAATGTCGTCGCGCTGGAGCAGCAGATTTCGACATTGCAGGCCCTCGCGGCCGAGTCCGGTATTGCCGTGAACGCCGGCGACCGGGTCGTGGCCAGCCACGGCCGCATGTCGTCGTCTGGTATGATCCTTCAGCACGTCGTGCGCTCGACGTCGGACAGCTTTGCGGCGGGCCTGCCGCCCACCATGATTTTTGCTGAGCAGATCGGCCGGCTGGGCGAGGCCGCGGCGTTGGCAGGCCCGGAAGGAGGGCTAGGCGCGTTCGGTGCGTTCATGTCTGGACCGTGGGGCCTTGCCGTCACCTCTGCTATCAGCATCGCATCTGTCCTGGGCAAAACGCTGCTGGAGAGCGGCGACGCGGCGAAGGATAGCGCCAAGGCGCATGACGCACTGAAAGATGCGATGGATCGGCTGGCCGGCTCGGAAGCCGCGCTGAACCACCAGACGCGGCAGGGCATTATCGACGATATCAACTCGGCCGCAGCGACGCGCCAGCGAGAGATCGCCACGCGTGGCCTGCTGGAGGCGGAGCTCCAGCGCGAGAGGGCGCTCGCCGCAACGACCGCATCCGCGCCGACGTCAGGCCGGGCGCTTGACGAGAGCGCGCAGTATACACGGCGCGACACGAGCACTCTCGCCAATGACCGCATTGCGGACCTCGACAAGCAGCTCGCCGACAATCAGGCCAAGATCACAGATGCGAACAAGAAGATCCTCGATGGCGCGACGAAGATCATTCAGCGCGATGTCGAGGCGGCGACAGATCCGCGCTCCGCGATCAATCAGCGGTTCCAGGATCAGTCGGACCGGCTCGATCGAGCGTTCCAGTCGGGCAAGCTGACCCCTAGCGACTATCGCGCCCAATATACGGCACTCACGACGCAGCGCGACAGCGCGCTTGAGGCCCAGCGGCCCGGCCGACGCCCGCGTGCGGACCACACCTCCGAGCGCGAGGCGAACAAGGACCGCGCCTATCAGTCGCAACTTGATCAGGCGCAGGACGCCTATAGCAAGGCGCAGGCTGACCTAGCGGACACCGCGGAGGCCCGGCTCCAGGTGGAGCAGCAGGAGCTTTGGGCTGGCCTCCAGCAGAAGAAGCTCGAACTCGACGATCAGGTGAAGGCCGGCAAGCTGACGCAGGCGCAGGCCGATCACTTGAAGGAAATCTACGAGGGCACCGAAGAGCTTCAGGAGATTAATGCCCTCCAGAAAGAGCGTTCCCGCATCGCCCGCGAGCAGTTGGAAAAAGACCAGCTGTATCTGGACGGGCAAATCGCGATCCTCGAATTGCAGAAGGATTTCGCTGTCGGCTCACGTGCGCAGCGCGATCTGGAACTGAAGATCCTGGCTGATCAGGAGCAGAAAGAGCGGAACGACCTCCAGAATAAGATCGACACGTCCACCGATCCGCACGCGGTTGAGGACGCAAAAACCCGCCTTGCGCAAATCGATGCCGAACACCCGTACAAGGTCGAGCAGGTCAACCGGCAGACCGCTTCGCCGCTGGAGGCCTACCGCCAGCAGCTGCGCCAGAACGTCGGCGACACGAACGACGCGCTTCAGGGCGTCGCGGTCGACGGCCTTAAGGGTCTAGAAGACGGCCTCGTCGGCATCATCTCGGGGACCGAGAGCGTCAAGCAGGCCTTCAAACAGATGGCGACCTCGATCATCGCGGACCTCGCGCGGATCGCCATCGAAAAGGCCATCGTAAATGCGCTTGGCTCCGGGTTCTTCGGCCTGAAGGATGGCGGCTCGGTCAGCGGCTTCGCGGACGGCGGCATCCCCGGCTATGCCAGCGGCGGCCATATCCATGGCCCCGGTACCGGGCGCTCGGACAGCATCCTCGCGATGGTGGGCGGCCGAAAGCCGATCCGCGTCGCGAACGGCGAGTTCATTGTCAACGCGGCGTCGACCCGTCGCTATCTGCCGCTGATCCGCGCCATCAACGACAACCGCCTGCCGGGTTTCGCGGACGGCGGCCTGCCAGGCGGAGAGGTGCCCAACATGCGGACGCTGAGCCGCGGCGACATGCAGGCACTGGCCCCCGCCAAGGGCGGTGACCAGTATGTCGACCTCCGAGGCGCGATCGTCGATTCCGCACTCTGGGACCGGGTCAACAACATCGCGGCTTATCACGCCAAGGGTGCCGAGATCCGAGCCACGGCCAATGGCGCGAAACTCGGTCAGCAGCAGGCTCGCGCTGCGTCCGGCCGTCGCCTACCCACGAGGACATAGCCCTTGTCAGTTCTGCTCCCCTCATCTCCGGGCTTCCGCTCGGGGAAACCCCGGCTCGTGGACGCTGGCGGCGTGCAGCGGCCGCCTCAGGGCAGCGTCGCTATTCGCGTCAACCGTATGGGCAATCACTTTGCGATCGACGTCACGCCCTCCACGGCGCGGGCCAGCACCGAGGGCCGCATTCTCGTGGCACGATGCATCCGGGCGCTCACCGAAGGCGCCATCTACGCCTTCCCGCAGGACCTGAAACCGGGCGATGCGGGTTCGCCAGTCGTCGACGGCGGCGGTCAACAGGGCCAAGCGCTCAATCTGCGCGGGTTCCGGGCTGGCTATCAGGTGCTTGAGGGCCAGTTCTTCTCGCTGATCGTCGGCGGCCGGCGCTACCTTCATTGCGCCATGGCCGACGTCACCGCGACCGGCGGCGGCGATATGCTGCTGCCGTTTCGGCCGATGCTCCGCGTCATCCCCGGTGACGGTGCCGTCTGCGAGTTCGCCCAGCCCATGATCGAGGGCTTCCTCGGCGGGACCGACTTCGAGTGGCAGCTTCAGGCGGCTCCGTACCTGGACGCCCCTTTCACGATCGAGGAGTCGGCATGACGCGCCTGACCCCTGCGCTCGACGCGGCATTTGCTGCCCAGACGCACACCCCCTTCGGTGCGCTTCGCATCGCGCTCCCGTCGTACACGCTGCGCCTCTTGCTCGGCGGCGGCACGGCCATCTTCGGCGGCGAAACCTATGTTTCGAACGACCCGACCTTCGGCGCGCTCCAGTCGATCGATGATCTGTCCGACGGCACGGGCGACACCGCCCCGTCGCTGAGCTTCACGCTTCTGACCGCGAGCGACGCGGCAGCGGCAGCAATCGCCTCCGCCCAGATGCAGGGCTCCGAGGTCAAGCTGTTCATCGGCGCCGTAGACCCGGAAACGGGTCAGGTCATCGGGACGGACCTGCGCTTCATTGGCGAGCTGGATGTGCCGAAGCTGATCGCCGGCAAGGGCAGCCGAGTCATCCAGTACGACTGCATCTCCGCGTGGGACGACTTCTTCTTCGACGATGACGGCGCGCGGCTGAACGACACCTTCCACCAGTATATCTTCCCGGGAGAGCGTGGCTTGAGCTTCGTTTCAGCGGTCGCAGACCAGATTTATTGGGGCCAGGAAAACCCGTCGGGGGTGAAGCGGTGAACCGCGATCCTTCGCAGCAGATGGTCGTGCGCGTCGCCGCCGCGCAGGCCACGCTCGACCGGTTCAAAGACCGTCCTTTCGCGTGGGGCAAATATGATTGCGCGCGACTGGCGGCATACCACGCCCGCAAGATGGGCTATCGGCCCTCGCTCTCGAAAGCGGGGCCATACGCCAGCGCTGGCAGCGCTCGCGCCGCGCTCAAGCGCCTCGGCTTTTCCAGCATCATAGAGGCTGTCGACGGGATGGGGTTCGAGCGCATTCCGCCCGCAGCGGCGATGGTCGGCGATCTCGTCGCCATGCCCGCGGTGGATGCGCTTGGCGCGATTGCTGTCGTTCTCGGGAACGGCCGAGTGCTCGGCTACCATGCCGACGCCGTGGGCGCGGCCGTGCTGCAACCGAACGAGATCGACGTCGCCTGGAGGATCAAGCCATGAGCAAGATCTTCGCGACCGCCGCGATGGTGGTGGGCGGCATCGCTCTCGCGGCAACCGGCGTCGGTGCTGTCGCGCTGGGCGGCCTTGCCGGCACGCTCACCGTGGCCGGCGTCTCCACCACGACTCTCTTCGCGGTGGCCGGTGGCCTCGAAGTCGGATCGATGCTGCTCACGAAGCAGCCCAAGGGCTCGGGAAGCGGCGAACAGTCTCAGTGGAAGGCCGACCCTCAGGCGGGCATCCCCTATGCTTTTGGTCGGACGCGGGTCGGCGGCAACATCGTTTATCGCCGCGCCTATGGCGACACGAACAAGTGGCAGGAGATCATCACTGTCCTCAGCGCTGGCGGGCCGGTGCAGTCGATTGACCAGCTTTATATCGACAACACCGCCTATTCGGTCGGCGCCGACACCACGGTCAATTACGACTATGGCTATGTCTTCGAACGTCGCCAGCTAGGCCATGTCCCCGAGGCAACGGCTCTTCAGGTCGGCCAAGGCGGCTACCCTCCCGGCTGGGATGCCACCTGCAAGCTGTCGGGCTATGCCGCGGCCGCGATGCAGTTCGTGTTCGACACGAAGGGCAAGACGACGCTCACCTCGACCCCACAGGTCGCTTGGCTCGGGCATTGGGTAAGCACCTATGACCCTCGCAAGGACAGCACCTATCCCGGCGGCGCCGGTTCGCACCGTTGGAATGACGAGAGCACTTGGGAATGGTCGGAGAACCCTTTTCTCCACGCGCTGACGTGGCTCATCGGCCGACACGCGAACGGCAAGCTCATCATCGGCGGCGGCTTCTCGATCGACGCCATCATCGTGAGCCAGTTCGTCGAGGGCGCGAACATCGCCGACACGAACGGGTGGACGATCGGCGGCCAGACTGACACGACCGCCGGCCGGTACGACACCTTCAAGGCGATGCTTCAGGCAGGCTCCGCTGAGCCGCTGGAGTTGGGCGCGCAGATCGGCTGTCTGATCAACACGCCGCGCGTCAGCCTTGCGACAATCACCGTCGACGACGTGATGGGCGATGCGAGCGTCGCGGCGACCCAGACGAAGAAGAGCCGGATCAACACGATTGTGCCGACGTGGCGCGACGAGGGCAGCAATTGGGAGATGGTGCCGGCGGCGCCGGTGGTGGTGCCGGAGCATGTCGCGTTCGACAAGAAGGGCCGCTCGAAGGCCGTCACCTACAGCTATGTGCAGAACCTCAAGCAGGTCGCCACGCTCGCCCGGTACGATATCGAGAACTCCCGCGAGTTCGGCCCCATCAGCCTGCCGCTCAAGCTGCGCTGGATGGGCTATCAGCCCGGCGATTGCGTCACCGCGAACCTGCCAGAGGTCGGGCTCGACAATCAGTTGATCCTGATCACCAACCGCTCGCTGTCGCCGTCGGACGCGATTGTCACGATGACAGCCCGGTCCGAGACCCCTGCGAAGCATGCGTTCGCGCTCGGCCAGACTACAACTGCACCGCCCACAGCGAGCGTCGGTGGTCCTGTGCTCGTCCCGACGCCCGGCGCCAACTCGTGGGCGATCGTCGCCGACGCGATCTCGTCGAATGGGACCACGATCCCCGCGCTTGTCATCACCGGCGCGGCGGACAGCAGCGTCATCGATGCGATCGTCTTCGAATATCGGGTCGCGAACAGCGGGCTTGGAGCCGATGACGGCTGGCAAACATATGGCTGGGCGTCGCCCTCCGCTCAGGAGTGCGTCATCACCGGCCTTAAGGACGGCGCCGCCTACGAGGTGTCGATCTCTTATCGGAAGGGCTCGGCGTCGTCGCTGGCCCGCCTGATCCTCGGCCCCTCGACGGTGAGCAGCACGGCGATCCCGTGGAGCGGTATCGGTGGCGACGGCAAGCCCGAGGACGGCGCGACCCGCAACGTCTTCACCGGCCCCTACGACCCTAACCGCATCTACAAATATGGCGACGAGGTCTCCGATCAGCTCGCCGTTTGGCGCTACATCAGCATCCTCTCGGAAAAGGGCAATGCGCCCCCAGCGCTGCCGGCCGAGAGCAATGCGTTCTGGTCGCTCTTCGTCCAAGGCGCGTCGCAGGAGATCATCGATGCCGTCGCCGGCATGGTGTCGGATCAGGTGCTGGCCCGCTCGGAAAAGCTGGCGCTGATCAACGATATCGCCGCGATCCAATCGGAGGAGCCGAAGCTCGTCGCGCGGGCGACAGGATTGGGGCTCAGCACTACCGGATATGTCGCCGCCTACAGCGCGCTGATGACTTTCCTCAGCGGCCTCTCGCCGACTTGGGACGACACTTCGCAAGACACCCCGCTCCCGGACAAGACGACGCTGACGGCGCGGGTCGAGGCGTATTTCTCGCAGCGTGACGCGCTCACCGGCACGATCAACGATCAGGCCGATCAGGAAATCGCCATCACCTCCGAGGCGGCAGCGGCGGCCAAGGCGGCGGCGGATGCGGCCAACACACTGGCGGGTACCGCGAACGCGGCGGCCTCCCTTGGCGCGCAGATGGCGGCGGACATTGCCGATAACGGCAAGTTCTCCCCGGCGGAGAAGAAGCGCTGGGTCGAGCGCATCAACAGCTTGAACGGCACGGTCGCCAGCGAGATCGCGCAGGGCAACCAACTCGGGCTTCAGGCGCAGACCGGCGCCCTCCAGACAGCCTACAACAACCTGATCAGCTATCTGAACTCGGTCGGTTATTCGGACGTCGGCCACACCTCGTCTATCAACTCAGGCACCTTCAAGGCGAATGTCGCCGCTTTCGATAATGCGGAGACGAACCTCGCGGTCGCCGCGCAGGCCTATGCGCAGTCTATGTCGGTCATCACGACCAGCAACCTCATCGTGGACCCGCTCTTTCAGCGGCCTACGGACGCCGGATCGTGGCAAGGGCCGCCAGCATCGACCAGCGGCGGGCAAGATGACCGGCTCGGCCGCCGCGCCTACTTCAATGCTTCGAGCGGCGACGTCGCGTGGGCGACACCAACCTTTCAGTGCGTGGGCACCGATCGACTGGACATTAACTTCGACTGGTTCTGCTCATCCGGCGTCGCTGGCGTGAACGGAGGGACGTCCTTCGGTATCTGGGCGTCCGGCTTCGACAGCAACGGCAACGCCCTTTGGAACAACGCCGTCACCGTTCCCTTCTCCGGCACCAAGAACCAGTGGCTGAAACAGACGGGCTCGATCATCGTCGCCAACATGCCGAGCGGCGCGAACACGACGAAGGTGTTCCTCTACGTTCAGGCGCAGGGCCATTCCGGCGGCGCGGTCTACATCCGCAACCCGCGTGTCGTGAAGGCCGCTGCGGCCAACGCGCTCCTCGGCGCGAACGGGCGCGGCCTATCTTCGACGCTCAACTCGACGAACGGTGTCGTCGGCGTCCGAGCCCTCAATCTGAGCGGTTTCCAGCTCAGCTTCACGGACACCGGCGGCGGCGGCACGGTCAACGTCGGCGCCGCCACCTATGAGCTCGATACGGGGATCACGATCAACTATCCGAGCGGCTCGTTCCCCGGCGCCGCGTACAGCACCACCTATTTCGTGTGGCGCTATGATCCCAATCTGGACGGGGGCTCGGGCTATGGGATTTCGACGAACCTGAGCGACGTGAACTCGCCACAGAACGTCTATCTCGGATATCTCACTACGCCGTCGGCGGGCGGTACTGGCGGCGGCGGTGGCGGCTGGGGCTCGGGCAACTGCGTCGACCCGGATATGTTCGTCGAGGTCGAGGGGCGTGGTCCGGTCCGCGCGGCCGAGATCGTCGCGGGCGATCGCATCCTCTGCCTGACCGAGGACCATGCCGGCTTCGAGTTCGTCGACGTCGAGGCGAACGTCCTGGACGAAAATTGGAAGGTGGAGCTCAAGACCGAGAGCGGCGTCCGCCTCCGCCTGTCGATCAACACCCCGATCCCTCGGCAGGACGGCGGCTACAACATCGCGGCTCACGCGCCCTATGCGGCCGTGCCGATCCGCGACGGCGACATGGCGGGGCCGGACTGGCAGCGCGTCTCGATGATGCCGCTGCACCGCGGCCCGGTAGCGCGCATCAGCTGCCACGAACGGGTCTACGCCGCCGGCAGCGAACCCGGCCGGTACATCCTCACCCACAACACCACCGTCAAACCCTGAGGGCCACATGGCGATCGAAACCTATACGGCGGAGGAGATCATCTCCACGCCGCCCGAAGTCGTGCTCACCGATCTGCCGCTGGTGGGAGAGCCGGCTACCGACCGAGGCTTCGTGACTGAGAACGGTACGAAGATCCGCGCGCGCATCATCCAGATCGGCAGCCATGAGACGCGCGCGCCGACCTCGGGCGATGTCGTGGTGGCGCCGAGCGGCCGCATCCTGTCCCTGACGCTCGCCAAGCTGAACGACGATCACAGCGTGGCCACGGACAGCACTGGCGCCTTCCTCATCATGGATCGGCACGAGCTGATCCTGTCGGACGAGGCGATGAAGAACCCGACCTTCGATGTGGGTGCCGCCGTCGAGGCGATCGTGCGTCAGCAAGCGCATCTGCTCGAACAGCGCGTCGCGAACCGCGCATCCGTGACCGACTATCTCGCCCAGCATTGGGGCGGTGCGGTGCTCCCGCCGCCGCCTGAACCCGAACCGACCACGGACCCGGCCGAGCCGGTCGCCGCGGCGGCCTAACCCCCAACCATCACGAAACGCCCGCACCGGGCGGCCACTCGGCCGCGCGGCGACGGCGCTTGTCTGGAGAACATCAATGCCCGCTATGCAGTTTTCCGTCGCCGTCGGTAACGGCCGCCTCGACTCGATCGAGAACACGATCGGCACCGCACCGATCCTCAAGATGTTCTCCGGCACCATGCCCGCCAACAGCGGCGCGGCCGATTCCGGCACGGTCCTCGCGACGATCAATCTTCCCTCCGACTGGATGCAGGCGGCAGTCAGCCGCACCAAGACGATGTCGGGCACTTGGGAGGACACGTCCGCGGATGCCGATGGCACTGCGGCATTCTTCCGTATCTACGCCTCCGACGGCGTTACCTGCCACATTCAGGGCACGGTGAGCCTGACCGGCGGCGGCGGCGCGATGACCGTCGACAACGTGATTTTCAAGGCCGGTCAGGACTTCAAGATCACGGCCTTCGCCATCACCGACGGCAACCAGTAAGCGTCGGGGGCTGCCAGCATGGCTTCGATCCTTGGGTTCCTGCTTGCCGGGACGACCTCCTATACCGTCCCGGCAGGCGTCACGGCGCTCAAGGTCGAATGCCTTGGAGCGGGTGGCAACGGCACGGCATCCGGCGGCACTGGCGGCGGCGGCGGAGCTTATGCCGCCGTTCGCTATCTGCCCGTCGCCCCCGGTCAGGTCATCCCTTGTTCGATCGGCGCGGGCGGAAGTCAGGCCGATACCTGGTTCCAGGCGACTGGGACGGTCTTGGCGAAGGCTGGCGCCAACGGGGTCGGCACTACCGCCGCTCTCGGTGGCCAGGCCGCCGCCTGCGCAGGCGAGATCGTCAACAGCGGTGGCAACGGTGGCCCATATGTCAGCCAGTCCGGAGGCGGCGGCGGTGCTGGCGGGCCGAATGGTCCCGGCGGCAATGGCTCGTCCGGCACATCTCCCTGCGCGGGCGGCGGCGGCGGGGCCAACGGTGGTGGGAGCGCTGTTGCCGCGACCAGTTCGTCTGGTGGAACCGGCGGCACCGGTCCAACAGGGGCGGCGGGCGGTGCTGGTGCGCCTAGCGCGGCGGCGGCTGGTTCGCCGGGCGCCAATGGATCGGGCGGTGGCGGCGGCGCCGGCACAGCGAACACTTTCAGCGGCGGCGCTGGCTCGCACAATGGCGAGTGGGACTCCACCCACGGCTGCGGCTCTGGCGGCGGCGGCGCCAATTTCAGTGCCGCCTCGCCGGCTGTCGGCGGCGCTGGTGGTGGCTTCGGCGGCGGCGGCGGCAGCGGCCCGTCCGGCAGGGTTGGCGCAGGCGCTCCGGGCCTGATTGTCCTCTGGGATTTGTCGAGCGATCCCGTTCCGAGCCGTTATTTTGTCCGGCCGGGCGCCACCAGTTTCACTGTTCCGGCGAACGTCACGGCAATCAAAGTCGAGATCCTCGGCAGTGGCGGCGCCGGGCGCGCCAACACGACCACGTCTGGCGCGGGAGGCGGCGGCGGCGGCGCTGCGATAGGCGCGATCTTTGCCGTGACGCCAGGCGAGATGTTCAATGTCTCCGCACAGGCGGCCGGTGGACAGGCCCTCTCGACGTTTGCCGCGGCGTCCGGTGCGAAGCGATCGATGGCGGTCGATTATGGCCGCACCTCGCTCGGCACCGCGGGCGGCGTGGGCGGTAGTTTTGCCAACAATCGCATCATCGGGGGCCAGCTCCTCTACAGCTATTCCGGCGGTAACGGCGGCAGTGGATCGTCTCATGGTTCGGGCGGCGGTGGCGGTTCTGCCGGTCCGAAGGGCAACGGTGGCAACGGGGGCACCGGCAACACAACATTGTCGGCCGGCGGCGGCGGCGCGAACGGCGGCGGAGCTGGCACGAATGCCGCCTCCGGCGTCGGAGGCTCCACCGCTGGCGGCGACGGAGGCGCCGGCCCAGCCGGCACGCTTGGCGGCCTCGGCGCGACAACGAGCGCAGCGGCAGCGCCCGGCTCTAACGGCTCCGGCGGCGGCGGAGCGATTTCCGCAACCAATCTGACCGGCGGTGCTGGTTCTCACAACGCAGAATGGGACACCCTCTATGGGTGCGGTTCGGGCGGCGGCGGCGGCTATGGCACGCCATCCAACACCGGGGGCGCTGGCGGTCCGTATGGCGGCGGGGGCGGTGGCGGTGGCGCCGCGGCTGGCACGGGGGGCGCTGCGATTATCGTCATTACGGACGTCTCGGCCAACGCGTCCAATATCAAACAGGTGTTTCTGGAGCCGGGCACGACGTCGTGGCAGGTGCCGCTGGCCGTCTCGTCGATCGATTCCGTTGAGTGCATTGGCTGCGGCGGCCGTGCGATCTTGGCGGCCGGTGGTGGCGGAGCTTATTCCGCCGTCTTCAACCTTTCCGTCGTGCCCGGCTCCGTCCTTCCTGTTCAGGTGCCTGCCGGCGGCGGCGGCGTGCCGACTTGGTTTAGCGACCCGTCCATCGTCCTAGCCGACTATGGACGAAACAGCGCTGGTGCAGGCGCTGCCGTTGGCGGCCTCGCGGCTAATGGTGTCGGTGCCGTAAAATACTCGGGTGGCACGGCTGGCAGCTACAGCAGCAACGGTATGCCTGGCGGCGGTGGGTCGGCTGGCCCGAACGGCAATGGCGGCGCGGGCGGCGCAGGCTATACGGCAACCAGTGGGTCCGGCGGTGGCGGCGGTGGCGCCAACGGCGGTGGCGCCGGAACCGCAGGATCGACGACCTCCGGTGCCGGCGGCGCATCGCCGACCGGTGTAGCCGGCCCGGCCGGCGTGGCCGCGGGCATTCAGGGAATCAACTCGACAGGCGGCGCAGGTGGCGGCGGCGGTGGCCGTGGTAACGGTGCGGTTGCTGGCGGCGGCGGCAATGCGTCGCACAATGCCGAGTGGGATTCGACCCATGGCTGCGGATCGGGGGCGGGCGGACCCGGCACCCAAACAGGCGCAGTCCCCGATGGATCATATCCCGCAGGCTATGGCGGCGGCGGTGCAGGAGCCGCTGGCAACGCGGCCGCAGGCCCCGGCCTGATCGTCATCACCTACACTGTGACGGGCTCGGTTGGCGCGGTGAACGTCACGCTCGACGACGCCACCACCAGTTCGTCGGGCCGGCTCCAGATCCGTGGACAGGCGGCCACCACGCTGGAAGATGCCACCCTTTCAGCCTCTGGGCGCGTGCGCATTGCCGGGCGTGTGAACGTCCAACTGGATGACGCGGTGGGCGCTGGAAGCGGCAGGCTCGGCATCAGGGGGCAGAGCACGGTCGTGCTCGACGATGCGATCCTCAACGCCACGGGGAAGCTCAGCATCAAGGCCGCCGCTAACATCCAGCTGGAGGATGCTGTCGGCGTCGCTCGCGGCGGCGCTCCCTCGCTTGAGGGAAGCCTCGCCGTCATCCTCGACGACGCCACGATGACCGCATCCGGGAAGCTCGGGATCAAGGCAGGTGCCGCGATCCAGCTCGAAGACGCCACGCTCGATGCTCACCTTTCCAGCGTCATCAAAGGTCAGGTCAACATTACACTCGAAGACGCGGAGCCCGCACCCATCATGCTCACCGGACCCATCATTGCGACGGCAGATCAGACGATCGTCGTCCCGGCCGTCGCGGCCTCGACGCAGTCCGGCGCCGGGCTGCCGCAAGGCGCGCTGGCGTGGAACCAGCCGCTCGACCCCGCCGATCGCGGGCCGCGGGCCTTCGACTTCACGCCCCTGCTCAATGGCGCGAAAATCGCCGAGGTGCTGAAGATCACGATGTCGCCTTCGGGGGCGGCCGTGGGCCTCATGGTCGACGGCGATCCGGCCCGCCAGCCGATCATCGGCTCCGACGGCGAGAAGATGCAGATGTGGTTCCTCGTCGATCCGGGGATGCAGGATCTCGACGTCTTCGCGAACGGCGGCGTGCAGGTCGGTGTCTCTGTGAAAATTCAGACCGATGCCTTTCCCGCGCAGGAATACGAGCGGACCGGCGTCCTTACCGTGAGGCAGCTCTGATGGTTCCGATCGATAACGGCTACCGCTTCCCGCTGGTCATCCCGAACGTGTTTTCGGGGCAGGCGGGGGTGTCCGGCAATCAGCTTGCCTTCATCCCCAATTTGCGGGGCGGCCGTGCGGAGCTGGCGAAGAGCGGCACGCTCGACGGCTTTCAGATTCCGCTCGTCGTCCAGAAACTCGGCGCAGGCCCGTTCTACGGCGCGACCTTCGATCCTTTCCTGCTGGCCGAGATGCGCGCGGCGGCCACCACCGGAGACCGCCCATGAGCGCACTATCTACCATCACCGCGCATAGGGGAGCGCCGATGCCCAACTGGTTCGAAGAGGCGCTGATCAAGTACGGCTGGATTTGGATCGGGCTGAGTGTTGGATTTGCCGCGAAATATGCGCTGCTCATCAAGCGCGGCATCCCGGTAAAGCCCCGGCTGGTCTTTGCCGATCTGCTGTTGCTGCCGATGGTCTGCCTGATTGCCTACCAGATCGCTACGCGCGCGGGCCTTCAGGCGGAGAGCGCGGCGCTCGTGACATGCTTCTGCACCGTCGGCGCCGATCGCCTCGTCAAGCTGCTCACCGAGCGCTTCTGGCGCCAGATCGAGGCGGCCACGCTGCGCGACGTCGCCAATGATGTCGTCAACAGCAAGGGCGAACTGCGCCAGGCGGTGCAAATTGCTGAAAGCGCGAAGGCGGTCGTCGCGCGCGAATATAAGCCCGATCACGCTGACTGATCCGGCGCGGGGCTAACCCGCGCTCACATCACATCGGAGGTTTCCCATGACCCCACTCGCTTGGGGGCGGCGCGTCACGCCCGCCTTCCGGGATCGCGTGCGCGCGATTGCCGACGGCTTTGCCGGTGCCACTGCCTCGGACCTCATGGCCTGCATGGCATGGGAGACGGGTCGGACCTTCTCGCCCACTGTGCGCAACGGCGCTGGCAGCGGCGCGGTCGGCCTCGTCCAGTTCATGCCGCAGACCGCCCTCGGGCTCCACACCACCACCGAGAAGCTGGCGGCACTGACGGCCGAGCAGCAGCTCGATTACGTCGACCTGTATTTCCGGCCGGTGGCGCGTCGCCTCCACAACCTGGGCGACCTCTACTGCGCGATCCTCTGGCCGGCTGGCATCGGCAAGGCGGACGACGAGATCCTGTTCAAGGCCGGCGGCGATCGACCGAAGCTCTACCTTCAGAACAAGGGCCTCGATCTCGACCATGACGGCGACATCACGCGCGGCGAGGTGACGGCCAAGGTCCGCGCCTTGCTCGCCGAGGGCCTACTGCCGGCGAACGCCGCTTAACGCACGACTCCCCACCAATCAGGAGACGCTTATGAATATGCTCGCCCGGGCAGGGCTGCTGCTGTCCGTCCTCTTCGCGTCGTCGCCTGCGCTCGCGCAGCACGCCACGACCTCTCTGGCTCCCGCCGGCTTTGCGCCCGAATATGCTCCTGTTGTTGTGGCCGCGACGTCGACGGCTCTCACCGCGACGCCCGTGACGGGCACAACCATGCTCGGGCCATTCAACCCGCAGCTCGGCCGCGATCTCCGCATCATTATCAAGGGGACCGGCTGGGCGGGGACGATCACTGTCGGCACGTCGACGAAGGCCGAGGCTTGCTCGACCCTCAATGCTCTCACTGTCGCGGGCCAGCCTTGGGGCTCGTACACGGGTAACGCGAACGAGGTCGTTGACACCCCGACCCTCGATAACATCGTCTATTGCGTCCAGGCCGTAATCGCCTCCGGCTCGCCTAGCATCACGGTGCGCCAGTGAACGCCCGTCTCATGAGCGCGCTCAGCGCGCTGCTGCTGGCTTTCGGGCTGATCACCAACCCGGCTTATGGAGCCGTCGACACCGTGGCACGCGGGCTTGCGGTCCAGGCCGCGGCGCAGGCGCCTGCTGCTGATCCGCGCATCTCGGTTCGCCCCGCCACGGTCCGGCAGGTCACTGGTCGGTCCTACCTGCCGGGCAATTACTCCGCCACGACGAGCATGATGACCCGCTCGTGGCAGCGTGCCTATGTGCCGGTCAGCGCGATCAAAATCGCGATCCCCAACTGGTATGTGAACACGACGACCGGCGGAGAGGTCGGCTTCGGTGGCGTACTCACCGCGACTGCCTCGATCGAATATCCGAAAGGCACCTTCACCCGGATCACCTTCGGCGGTGGCCAGACCTCGGGCACGGCTGCCGACTTCACGACGCTTTGGTCAGACCTGACGCCGCTCGGCTTCACGATCCCGGCGAACGCCTATTTCCGCATCTCGATCTACATGGCGAACCCGGTCGGCCTGGCGAACATGAACTATGCGTTCGCATCCGATCGCGGCCGTGGCGATGAGTTCGCCTACAACGGCACAGATCACACGATGGACGCGACGGTGCAGGGGTCGGGCACCACGTCCGCCTATTACCCTGCCGCCGTCCTGGCGATGTCAGATCGGCCGGTCTGGTTTGTCATCGGCGATAGCCTCGCCGCGGGCATCAACGAGACGATCACCGACCCATCGGGCGGGCGCGGCTTCGTCGGCCGCGCGCTGGCGAAGCTCGGGCCGTACCTGAATTATGGCGTCCCCGGTGACTATGCCCAGTGGTTCGTTGCCGGCCATGCTCGGCGTCTCGAGCTGCTCCAGGCGGCCGGTGTCACCGCTGGCTTCGATCTCTATGGCTCAAACGACATCTACAACGGGCGGACATCTGCCCAGCTGATCGCCGATCGCGCCACGATCCGGGGCTATCTGCCCAGCATCAACATCTACGACGGCACGGTAACGCCGCGCACCGCCAGCAACGACAACTGGAAGACGGCGGCGAACCAGACGATCAGCAACACCACGACGAACACGCAGCGCGTCACCTTCAACACCGGCGTGCGCGCCGGCCTCGCCGGGTCGCCCGGCTACGTCGATATCGCCGGCGGAGTCGAAACCTCGACCAGCGACGAGTTCGGGCCGGTGCAGGATGGGGGAGTGCTGATCCCGCGCCTGCTGCGCAAGGCTGACGGGACTTCGCCGGACGGCGTTCACCTCGGCACGGAGGGCTATCGCTCTTTGGAGCCGCTCGTGAGCGGCCTGCTCGCTGTCGCCCGCTGAACGGGGGCGCAACATGACCGGCGAACACAATCCCGACCGCTTCCGCAACATCCTCGCCTTCTTCCTTGTGGGAGCGTTCGTCGCGGTCCTGCCATGCCTGATCCTGAAGGACATCCCGGCCGGCAACCGCGACATCATCACATACATGGTCGGCCAGCTCTCGGGCATGGCGACGACCGCGCTCGGCTTTTACTTCGTCAACAAGGTCGGCGCCGACGCGCTGGAGGCGAAGAAGGCCGACAACACCAGCAAGGCCCTCGACGCGATCGCGGCCGCGCAAGGCGGTCCGGTGAAGCCGGACGTCACCCTGAAACCCGGCGAGACCGCGCAGGCGGCCCCGGACCCCATCGGAGAACAATAATGCTGACCGAACGGATGAACCGCCGTGCGCTCCTGCTCGGCCTGGGCGCGGGCACTGCGGCGCTGATGCTTGCCGGCTGCGCGACCACGAAGGACGGGCACACCACGACCGTCACCCTCAACGTCGCCAAGATCACCGCCTATGCCCAGCTCGGCCTGAATGCGGCCGTGACGGTGACCGACGCGCTGGCGCTGTTCCCGTCGCTGGCGAGCTACATTGCTCCGGTGCAGAAGGTGGAGGGCGTTCTGAAGGACGCGCTGGCCAACTTCACCGAGGCCGCCGGCTCGAACCTCACGGTCAGCTACAACGACGCGAGCATCAAGGCCGCTGTGGATTCGGTGCTGGCTGATATCCAGTCGGTGGCTTCCGAGATCGCCACGATCATCCTCGCCATGGCGAAGCAGTCCGCGCTCGGCTTGTCGGATGGCACGGTGTCGAAGGTCCAGCTGGTCCATGACGCTCTCACGACCATCATCGCCGTGTTCCGCGCGCTCCTGACCACCAACACCGCGCTGGCGGTGGGCGCTGCGCCTCGGCTCGCCATGAGCGAGGCCCAAGCCGTCCGGGTGCTCCGGGCCGCATGAACCGCGCCAGCGTGGTCGTCGCTGGCTATACCACCCACCCGGAGAGCGGCGCCTCGCTTCTCCGGGTGATGGTGGACCAGCCCTTTGCGCGGGGCGGCCTGCGCTGCGAGACGACCGACCTATGGGCGGAGCGATCCGCGCCGCAGCCTGCTACGGGCGAGGCGGTGGAGTGGGACCACCGGCATGTGTGGATCAGGGGCGTTCGGTACGACAAGCCGGAGAACGATCGTCCGACAAACATGCCGCTGCATTGAGGAGCAAGCTCAGTCCGGCAGCATCTCGAACGTAACGGGTACGGTGTCCCCGCCATGCCCGGACGGTGGCGGAGTGCTGGGGAAGTATTCGGTTACACGGATTTTGCGGCCGTCCAGCGGCCGACCTTTACCAGATCGCCCTTAGACTGGTCGGACATGGCGATTCCACACGCGCCACCCCCGCCGCCGCTTCCAGCAAATGCCGTCTCACCGCCGACCTGGGCTATGCCGTATTTCGGGGCAGTGTGCTGGCGGTAAGCCTTCACCTTGTTCACCGGCCATGGCCGTCCGTGCTCGTCCGTCGGCCACCGCTCACTACCGTCCTCATTCCCGGTCATTGGCCTGCTTCCTCCATTTCGTCAGCGCGAGCCTCCAGCAGGTCGGCGGCGATGCCAATATCGGTCGCGTCGAAACGCAGAACCTGCGCCTGCGCGCGGGCCTGCTTCGCGAGCGTAGCCGCGACGCGGATCAACTGCACGAGGTCCGACACGCGCCGATGATCCTCGCAAACGTGGAGTACCGCCAGCTCGGTGCGGCGCTCGATCGGCGCTTGCCCGCGCTCCATCTGGCCGATCGTCTCGCGGGACATCCCGATCGCGTCGGCAAGCTCTGCCTGCGACATCTTCGCCGCCTTGCGCAGGGCCTGAAGCCGCTCTCCGGTCATCGTTGGCATTTCTCAACCTTCGCGCTATATTCCGAGACCGGAGCCCGGTGCCGATATTTCGGTCACCGGACCCCGGTTCGGGGTTAGAAGCGGATTTCGAGGATCAGTCTGATCCGCTTCCATTTGAACCGGAGACTGAGCTTCATGGCTCGTTCTCCTGTTCGTCAGCAGGCGGGCTTGCCTCCTGACAAGACAAGTTATGAGGCCTCACCTCTCATCCGTCAATCGGAAAAGAGGGGTGGGGCCTTATTTTTCGCACATTTCTCATCCGCATAATCGTTAACGCCCCGTTACAAACATGGCGCGTTCCCCCTTGTCGACTCAGCGCGCGCCGCGATAGATGTTCCGCATCTGTTCTGGTGGCTTTGGGGGTGACATGGGGTTCAATGATTTCTGCCTCGCGGGGGTTGGCGAGCGCTTCGAAAACGAGGACGGCAGCAGCCGCCAAGAGGAATTGGCCCGATGCCAGCGCGGCGAGCATGTCCTCCTTCTGCGCGAACCCGACAATAGGCACGACCCGCGCGCGGTAGCGATCATTTCGGAGCGCGGCGTGAAGATCGGGTATCTCGGCCGCGATCGAGCCGCGTGGATGGCGAGCAAGATCGATCGAGGCCTCCCGGTTCGCGCCATCGTCGATCGCATCAAAGGCGCGCATCTGCCCGGCTCACCGCTCGGGATCGTGGTCCGCATCAACATGGACGGCGACGAACCCGAGCTGGATGATGCCGCGCTACCCGCTCATGTGCTGGTCGGTGCGGCCGTTCGAGCCAGCGCCTCCAGCCTGCCGAACAACGTCGACCGGCGCTGATCAATGATATCGAGCAGGGTGTCCACCGTTTGGACATCCTCGCTCATGGCCCCGTCACCGATGGCGGCACATCGGGTCGAGATATCTTCAAGCGCTCGGTGAGCAGCCCAGCTAAGGGCTCGCAGCTCCTCCATCATCATCTGTGCGTCGCCAACGAACTGATCAATCTGCGGAAGCGGAACAACAAGCATTTCAGGAACACCCCCACGGCCATACGAGGCCACGCCGGTAGCGGCCCGGTAGCCGGGGGGTAGAAAACGGATCAAGAGACCGTCCGACGTGCCTTTAAGCCCCGAAGGGCTCTGGACATAGCGCGCCGCCCCCGGCCGAATGACCAGGTTGCGACGTGCCGCCAAGCACGCGCTGCTTTCGGCGCCGCCTCGCGGGGGCGCGCTGCCTATCTCGATTCCGGGTTTCTACGCCCGCCGACGAATTAGCCCGTGAGGGGTTAACGATTCAAGCGACGAGGCTCTGCCCGTCGCCTTCGAACTGCCCCGCCACCGGCGGGGGAGACCGCTCTCAGAAAGCGGATCTCCGGTGGATGCTCTCTCCACCACGCGCGGCCGGTGTGCCGCTTGACGCCCCGCACCCGGCAAGCCGGGCGGGCACGCATAGAGAGCACGAAATCCTACATGGAAAGCGAGACTGCGAGCGCCCCGTTCGGCGCTGCCGGCGAGAGCGTCGGCTATCTGATCCAGCCCGGCACGCGGGAGGCCTTCGGCTTCGGAGATGCCGCCTTCAGCGTCCAGATGATCGATCGCAAACTGGCGAACGGGATCATCATCGCGAACCACTACAGCCGGCGCATTTATCTCGCCTCGACGCTGCATCTTGGCGTCTTCATCGGCCCCGATCTGGTGGGGGTGCTCCAGTACGGGTTCGCCATGAACCCGGCGAGCGCGGATAGCGTCGTGGCCGGCACGCTGATGAACGAATATCTGGAGCTCAACCGGATGTGGCTGGCGGAGGCCGCGCCCCGCAACAGCGAGAGCCGGGCGCTGGCCTATTCGATCCGCCTGATCCGGCGCGCGCGCCCGGCGGTGAAGTGGATCCAGTCGTTCGCGGACGAGCGCTGCGGGCTATTCGGCACGGTCTATCAGGCGGCCGGCTTTACCTTCCACGGCGAGCACGTCGGGCGCTTCTGGGAGTTGGATGGCGAGTTCTATCACGATAGCCTCATGACCAACTCGAAGACGGCCAACAGCCCCCGTGCGTCGCATCTTCGGGCGAACCGTGACCGGGCCGTGATGCGGCGGCTGCGCCAGTTCCGCTACCTCCGCTTCCTCCAGCAGCGCTTCGCCAAGGGGTGTCGCCATCCGGTGCGGCCGTTCCCGAAGCCGGACTATGGCGGGCTATGTTGAGCATAGGGTGTCGCTTCAACCGATACCCTTGGGCCCGCCAAGGGTGTGTATTGAACACAGGCCCTTTTCCTCAAAGCTGAGGGAAAGCCCGAAGCAACATCTCACTCCCACCATTGGTGGAAGTTAAAATCCAGCGCGGACGAATTTCGTACGCGCTCCTGTTGCCATGTAGGATTTCACGCGGCAGCAGGCAGGCGCGGCCCGTCCAGTGGACGAGCACCCGCCCAGGGTGTGCGAGGACGGCGCGACCCCGTCGGGCCGCTCCATTCCTGCCCTAATGCACGCTCTTCGGATCGCGACGGATCTGCTTAAGCGCCTCGGCCAGCACGGCACCGTTCGCGCGCTCGCGGGCGTCGTCGCTGTCGCTGAGCCGGTAGGCGAGCACCCCGACGATTTCGCGCGCGGCCTCGTCGATGCCGACCATGTCAGTGGCGAGGTCGACCGCGATCCTGCCGATCGCGTGCCCCTCTCGGTTCTGCTCCATCATCTGCTGGATGCGGCGATGATCGCCCAGCGATCGGACGCGGTGCTCGAGCGTCATCATGGTGCGTGCCAGGTTATCGCGCTCCGCCTCGGTCATGACGATGACCGGGCCGTCACGTCCCTCGACTGTGACCGTGGGCCAGTCGTACAGCTTGGCCGCCTCGATCGCGTGCACCGGCGGCCATTCGCTCTCTTTGGTTTCGTCGGTCACTGATCCCCCAATCTTCACCTGCGCGGCGCCTCAAGTAGCGTAGCCGCCGGCAACATCCCTTCCATCACGAGGTCGGCAAACTCCTGCCCCAGCTCGCGACGCCGTTCCATGTGCTCGTGCCTGTCATAGGCGGCAGCAACCTTATTGGGCGGGACGTGCGCCAGCATAAGCTCGATCGTCTCCAAATCGGTGACCATTCCCGCCTTGCGGGCGCGGGCCTTCATCGTCGTGGAGAACGTGGCGCGCCAGCCATGGGGTACATGTCGGCCGTGATACCCCACCCGATTGTAGAGATAGCCGATCGCGTTCTCGCTGAGCGGTCGGTGTGCGTGGCGCTGGCCGGGGAAAACCAGCTTGTTGCGGCCAGTGAGGCGCCGGGCAGCCTGAAGGACTTCGACAGCCTGCCAGCAAAGCGGGATCTGGTGCTCGAACCCGTCTTCTTCCTTGAGGTCCATCACGAGCTTCATGCGGGCTGCCGGCACGCGCCAGAGAGCCAGAAACGGACCGTGGGCGCGAGCGTCCCAATCTACCCCCTCGATCTCTGACCACTCGACGCCGCGCACCATGCCCGGCCGGGCTTGCGTGAGGGCGAGAAAGCGCGAAGCGAGCTTCGTGAGAGGTGCCGCCCCGGACGCCTCGGCCGCGATCAGCACCTCACGCGCCTCGGCCGGATCGGTCAGCGATGGCTGCCGGTTCTTCTTCGGCATGGGCTTGAGGGCGTCGACCACGACGGCGGCCGGGTCTTTGCTCACCACGCCCTCAGACATCTTCATCCGGTAGACGGCGGATATGCGCTGGCGCAGCCGGCGCGCCGTCTCGATCGAACCACGCTCCTCCACGGCGCGCAGGACGGCGAGCACCATGGGTTCGTCGATCAATGCCAGCGGCTTGCTGCCGAGGGCGGGGAAAACGTCCCGCTCCAAGCTGGTGATGACGTCTTCCGCGTGGACGGGCGCCCACCGGCCCTTCTGCAAGTCATGCCACTCGCGGGCGGCATCCTCGAACTTCACCAGCTTCGCCAGTTCGGCCTCTTCGCGCTGGCGCTCTTCCAGCGCCCGCTTCTTGGCGCCGGATGGATCGACGTTCTCTCGAATTAGGCGACGCGCCTCGTCGCGCTTCAGCCGAGCGTCTGACAGCTTCACGTCAGGGTAGGGGCCAAAGGTCAGCAGCTTTTCCTTGCCGCCGATCTGAAATTTCATCCGCCAGGACTTCGCGCCCTTGTTCGTGACGTAAAGATAGAGCCCGCCAGCGTCCGCCATCTTGTATGGTTTCTCGCGCGCTTCGGCTTTCCTGACCGCCGCATCCGTCAGCATGATACCCCGACCTCCAGATTCGCTACCCCGATTTCCACCCCTGATACCCCTGCGCTTCGGGGGTATCGATTGGGACTGATCGGGACGGACCTTAGCACAAGACCCCCTGAAAATCAGGGGGTTTGGGATCATTTGGGGCTGGAAGAAACGGCATTCTGGCGGAGACGGAGCCCGTCACAAGATGGGCATAAAATGGCGGATTTCCGCCTTTTCCTCAATGTGAGGTAAAGCATATACCCCGACATGTACCCCCGTCCCATTTCGGGCATTTTTGCGGGGTATCTGATCATACCCCGTCGCCTCGGGGGCCGCCACCGAATCGGAACCCACAACGCTGTTTCACTCAGGCGGCGGCTTCAGAACGCCAGCCCATGGGGTCAGCCACCCACGCGTCGATGTCGCTCTCGTACCAAGCGGCGAGGCCGCTGCTGATCGGGAACGATGCCGGGAACCGGCCGGCGGCGATCCGGCGATAGATGGTCGTGCGCGAGAGCTTGGTGCGGGCCTTCACCTCCGGAAGGCGAAGCAGGTTATCACGGCTGCGGTCAGTCATAGTTCCAGTCCTGTGGGTTCGGCGCCGCCGGTGAGCCGCAGAAGCTCATCGGTGGCGTCATCGATGTTCGAGAAGGGGGCGAGCGAGGCCACCTCGCGGCTGTGCGCGACGACCCCCTTTCGCCCGCCCGTGGCATTGACGGCGATGGCCGCGTAGAGCTTCCCACCAGCGGCGGTGCGGGCGGTGACGCATGGCAGGGTCACTGCTTGGCCTCCGGGCACCGCTGGCCCGCGTTGGCGAATGCGATGCAGTTGGCGAGGGCCAAGCGGCTGTCGATGTCCGCGAGGCATCGGTTGATGCCGATCGCGCTGATCGCGAGCGACGCCAACAAGACGATGATGATGCCCTTCATTGGACAGAACCGGCAGGCTGGAGGCACGGGCGGAAGCTGGCAACGGTGGCATCCGTTATCATCTCCAGATATTTCATGACCTCCTCCGGAGTTCGGGTAGCGACAAGAACTGCCACCGCGGCTTGAATGAGCACGCTGGCGGCCTCGGCGGGATCAGCCGTCGACACGATCGCGGCGTCCGCTAGCGCGCCAGCATAGGCGTTCAGCTGATCCTCGGTCATGCCGCCTCCGGCCCGCTGGGCGGAGAAGAGGTCGGGCGCGGCCGGAACGGTAGAATGGTCGAGGTTCGGTCGATGATGGGCAGGCCGATCCGTTCTTGGAGCCGTCTTGCCTTCGCCATCGCGTCATCAAAGGTGGGCGCGTAGCTTGGCTCGCGCCAGCCGTAGCTGTCGCACGAGCCATCGCTCCGCTCGACGCTAATAGTGAACGCGGCTCCGGGTATGGGCTCGCCTGTGTCGACGCGCGTCCATTGGCCCTTCTCGACGATGATATTGCCTTCGGGCGGTGTCCAATCGGTGAGCGCCGGCTGGGGATCGGGTAACGGAACCCAAAGGGTCGGCGACACCCCGTTACCCTCGCCATCCTCCCAGCCGCTATCCTGGTCAGATCGGCTAGCGATTACCCAAGGTCCGTGGAACGACTGCGGATATTTGATGGACGGATCGCACACCAGCACCCAGCGTCCGTCGAGCGGAGCCGTGCTGATCGGCTGAACAGCATCAACCATTGGTCACCTCCACCAAGTCCATGGGGCGCACGAGGATGCCCTCGATGTCGGCCGCGACCACATGCTTCGACACATCGATGCCCTTCGAGGCAGCGAAGCGAAGGTTTCTGATACCCGCGTCCGCGCGGAGCGATGCGGCCTTAGCCTCCAGCGCGGCCGCTGCGGTGGCAAACCCCGGCAGCCCGTGAAGAGCCTCGGGCATATCTTTGAGAGCCTCCACCGCCTCTGCCAGTCCGAGTGCACGCCCGAAATCGAACGCCTGTCGGTTCGTGTCATACGGTAGGCGTTGCGCGCCTTCCCATTCATTGGACTTGCGATCAGCCATGATCAGCCTCCTTCGTGGCGCCGGCCTTCTCCAATTGCGCCTTCTCGAAGGCGGCGAAGTTGTCATAGTGGGCCTCATCAAGGGCGGACCAAACCTCTCCCGATGGGAGCTCCACTGCGCAATCGCCCGTCTCTATCCCGCGGATCGTCACAGGCTCGACATCGCCGGACGCACGGATGCGCCACGCAATCACCGTCTCTCGCCAACTCCAGGTTTCCCCGTTGAGGCACCGCCCTGCGCTGGCCGTCGAGTACCCAGCCGTTGCGGGAATCACCGCAACGACAGGATCGGACAACTCTGCCACCGTATCCGGGTAGATCGAGACGTGCGTCCCATCACGCAGCTTGGCTTCGTGCCAGGAGCCGTGACGGCCGGCGCGGCTCTTCGCTTCGCCGATCTCTACGATCTCACTGGTGGCGAAGGACCGGGTGTAGTTGGTGTTGTCGACGAAGCGGATCATGCTCGGTTCTCCTGCGTAATCTCGACACCGAGTGCTGCGCGGATCGAGGCGACAGCGCTCCGAACGCCCTCGCCCATTTCGGGAGACATTCGGTCGAGCCCACTCAGGAGCAGCGCTTCAAGTGGTATGGCGGCTTCAACAAGGGTCGTTCTCAGGCGCTCCGCCTCGATCGCTGTGGCAAGAACCAACCGAAAATCCGCCTGCCACGCTCGGTCGGGATCGGCGGCCCAGCCATCTAGCCATGCCCCCACACGCCCGATCGCACCCGGCGTGTCGGTTGGCTCCTCAGCCGTACCGCGCTTCCAGACGGAGCCGCAGTCGGCCAAAACGCCGCGAGTGACATTCTCGCTGCCGACAAAGGCGGGATAGAACTCGGTGCCCGACATGACGGCGAGGAAGACGCGGCCCGTTTGGCACACCTCGCGCAGCTCGGCTCCGGCCAAATGCCAACATGATACGTTCGCTGGCCCGTCGGGCTGCCGAAAGGTGTGCAGGTCACATATGTCGTCTCGACCGGGAGGTGCCATGAACCTGAAGTTCGCTCCCTCGAAGTGGACGGCCTCAGCCATGTCGCCGCACCCTCCCCACCTTAAGCGCCTCACGCGCGGTGCGACCAACAGGCATCGGCGTGAGGATGTTGCGACGGCGATCTTTTGGGCTGATCGCCTGATGGATCAGGCCCATCTGCTCAAACCGATTGATCGAGCGCGTGATAACAGGCTTGTCGACGCCAAGGCGGAGCGCGATCGAGCCCGTGCTATGAGGGCCCGCCTCGTCGCAGAGCAGGCCGAGCATAGCAATTTGGCGGATCGTCAGGTCTTCACAGCCGGATCGCACGCAGGCGAGCGCAGCTGTAGCAAGGTCGTTCATGCGGTGGCCTTTCTCTTGAGGCGAGCGGGCTGGACGGCCATCCAGACGATGGCCTTCTTTCCGCTGGCATTGGTTCGACGGTGGCCGCTGTCTCGGATCTTCCCGAGGCGGCTCAGTTCTGTGCAGCGCGGACGGATCGAGAGGATCGACATGCCGAGGCGTCCGGCGACCTCGTCGGCGGTAAGGCCGTTCGAGCGCTCCAGCACGTCGAGCGCTAAGGAGCGCAGGATAGAAGACTTCGGCGCCATATCGGCGGCCGCCGCTTGCGACGTGTCGCGATCCTGCGCGCCTGGCGCGTGGGGATAGCGGAATAGGTCGGTCATGCTGCCTCCCCGCCATCAACAGGGCGCGCAGCTGCAATCCGCGTGGCCCGCTGCATCTCATCCATGATGCGGTTCGCGGCGCGCTGGTACGCGCGACTCTGAGCGCGGCGCTCCTTGTTCGCCGCGGCGCCCGGCTGGGCCGTTATCCGCGCGTCCATCTCGTCTCTGAGAGTGAGCACGATAACAGCGGCGCGGCGTAGGCCGTCGACCCTCGCAGCAGTCATGCAGCCCTCCCTCGGCCGATGCAGATTTCCACCTGATGGCCACGCCATTCGAGATGGATGCTGATCCCTCGCACATCGCTTCCGTCCTCTTGGCAGCTTGTCCAAGAAAGGACTTCGAGTGCCGGCAACCATTTGCGGATTGCCTTCAATGCACCCTCCCGCTCGACGAGCCCGTGAGCGACACAAGTTCGCGCTCCCACCACTCGAGTTTGATAGTCGTGACGGCGCACGCCCGGCGGCAGATCAGGCAACGCCGCTCACAGTGGGGGCTGTCGAGCGGTTGTCCGCCGCGATAGGACAACTCGATCTGCCTACGCTCACGGAGGTCCGCGACCCGCTCCATCGCCTCTGCGATGTCGTGGAGCGCCGCGGTCATGCTGCCGCCTCCACTCCAGCAAGCCCGTAGATGAGCTGGCGCGCAACGTTGCCGCTGAGCGTCGGGCAGGCGTCGATGAGATCGCCAAGCCCTTCATCGCCAATGTGTGCGACCATGATGGCCTTGGCGCGGATACGGGCATTCTCGCTGGTGTGCGGAAGCGCCAGCACCTCTTCCAGCAATCGGCTCTGATCAGCAGACCAATCGTCCCATTCTGCTTGTGACCGGCTGCCGGCGTTCATGGCAATCGTGCGGGCTCGGAAGTCGTCTATCCTCTCGGACAGACCCTTCGGCTTTTCCGTGAGCCCCTTCCACTCGCCCCCGAGCGCGCCAAGAACCTCGGCCATGAGCCGACCGAAGAGCCAGCGCTCCATGCCGGGAGCATTGAGGTCGTACATGTCGGCCACCGCGCTGAGCTTTTCGCCTATGCCGCGCAGATCGGGCGCGGGAATCGCGAGCAGGGTCAGCAAGGCCGCGCTGGTCTGCGCATACATCGCCATGTTACCCTCCTCCTGCGCCTCTTCCTCTTCGAAGGTCTGGGCCGGAGGAATGGCGAGTTCGGCAGCGCGCAGGCGCTGATATGCAGCGAGCGCAGCAGAGAAATTCGTGGTCATGCGAGTTTCACCTCCCAGCCATGGGCTCGCGCTTCGTCAATGACGCGCATTGCATCCGCTTCGACAGTCACATGACCAAGTGCAAGGTTCGCGACGATGATCGTCATTTTGACGATCACGTCTTCGGGCGACGTGGCCGGATAATCTATTATTAGCGCATCCATCCGGTTCAGCGCTGCGATATACTTATCATCGACGTTGCCATCTTCGATGATAACCTCATTGCGTCGACGGAATATTTCCATCAGAGGTCCAACGCCGCTGCTCATTTCGCACAGCGCCTTTCGGCCATGAATTTTCACAAGCCCCTCCCGACGTGCTGACAGGAATCGTTGACCGGATCGGCGACGGCCGCGAACTCCCCGCAGAACTCGTCATGCCAAGTCGCCGGGAAGATGCTGGCGTCGCTCACCGCGCTGACGGTGACCACGTCCTCCGGGTCATAGTTACGACCGCCGAATTTCGGGCGCTCGATCACCATGGAGGCGACGTGGTCGCTCACCCGAGGCGGGTAGCGGCGGCACCACCCCCAGCCCAGCGTCTCATCGGCGGAGCGCTCGGCATCTTGCCAATGCCGGCAGACGCCGCAGAACTGCCCGGCGCTCACAGGCGCCTCCCGATGTGCTGGCCAAGGCGGCCAAGATAGCGGACCGTCCAGGCCCCGAGGCCGGCGGCGACGATCAGCGCCGCGAGCACCGTCCATGCGTGCAGCTCGAAGATGGCCGGAACGAGCAGGATCACGGCCCAGCCGGTGGCCGCCAGCAAGGCGAGCCCTTCGGCGCAGAGGCGACCGCTCTCGATGCGAAGCGGCTCGGGCGTCGGCTCATTGAGCAAGCGATAGGCGTCGAGAAACCGGCCGTGTGCCGCGGCCGTCTGCGCCGCCAAGATTTCGCGGTCACCGTCGGTGCACTTGTCGTCGCCCAACGATTTGAGCTCTCGCTGGGAAGCGAGTGCGTATTCGTCCCATGCGGTAAGAGCGGCCTCCTCCAGAGGCGTTGCATAGCGCGCGATCAGCATGCCACACCGTCCGACTGGAGAAAGAGCGCGACGCCGATCAGCGACCCGATCGCCTCGAAAGTGCGAGCGGTGAAAATTTCGCGGCTCGTGCCGACGGTCGACAGATCATGATGATCCGCGTCCGCATCCATGAATGCGCGGCTGAGGAGATTTGTGAGCCCATGAACCTGAATGAGCAGCGCTTCTGCCGTGCTCTCTCGGTCGGCGAATGGCGTTGTCCCGTCGATTTTGAATTTCGCCAGCGCGTCGGCTGGATGCGTCGTCGTGCCCATGCACCGTCCTCCTGCTCAAGGCAGCAGGGATCGGCCGGCGGCGCGATATCGGCCGCTAGTATCAGACGTCGCGAAGGCGCGCCGGACGGTTCCTGCTTCTCAGCCGCTTGGCAGTGAGCCTCTGCGGTTGATGAGCAAAGATTAGCCTCATGGCTATAATTCGTAAACCCTGTTTTTTAGCCACTCGGCTATTTTTACATTCGCGAGGCCTGCCACGTAACTCGCCCGATAACGGTAAATGGCTCGCGCCCTAGCACGATCTCCTTATGCATCGGGTTGGAGGAGCACGGCTCGAGCCTAGGGGGATCGGATCGAAAGCGCTTGAAAGTAGATTCGCCCTCGCCGTTCTGGATCGCGTAAATGCGCCCGTCCAAGAGCTCGAACTGGTCAGGGTCAACCACGATCATGCTGTTTGGCCCGACAACGAGGTCCATGCTGTCCCCGTCAGGAATCAATCCGAACGCATTTGGCCCGGAGCCAGGAGCCGGTAGCCAGGCCTCGGGATCGCCGGCCGCCACAGCTTCTTTCCAGCTCCCTGCCGCGATCCTTCCAAGCAGCGGCACCATCGTCACAGGCTTATGCTTTGGTGCTCCATCAACGATGTCGCCAGGCGCCACATCGAGAGCCTTCGCGATTTGGTCGCGCAGATCTGATGAAAGGCCGCGCATTGATCGTTCGATCTTCGCGATGGTTGTGAAGTGGACACCGATTAGGTTGCCGAGCTGCTCCATCGAGAGCCCCTTTTCCCGCCTGAGTAGGCGGATGCGCTCGCCGGGTGTGTCGCCAGTCGTCGGGTCCATAACGTACCTCCTTACTCTCCATAGCCGCTTGGCTAAATTGCGCAATGCAACAAGAGAGTTAATAGGCTATTGCTCAATTTAGCCTTTTGGCTAGAATGCTCGCATGAACAAGCTAGCCACCTACCTCTTAAAAGAGGGCATTTCGTACGCGGAGATGGCCCGTCGCGTTGGCACGAAGCACGCCCGCACCGTAGAGCGGCACGCGAAGGGCAAGCGCATTCCTGACGGCAAAATGATGGCCGCCTACCTTCGCGAGACCAAAGGCACCGTTCAGCCTTCAGACTTCTTCGCCCTTACTGAGCCCGCCCTCCGGGCAGCGGAGTAAACCGCATGGCCGCTTTGCCGGGCGATGGCGGGGCGCAGCAGATGGAGCTTCCGACCCACCTGCACGACGCTGAGCTTGAGATGGCGCTGATCGGCGCCCTCTTGTCCAATAACAATCAGGTCGATCGAGTTGCCGATAGCCTGACGGCCGAAGACTTCGGCGATCCTCTTCTTGCTGACATCTACCGGGTGATCGTGCGCGAGGTCGCCGCTGGGCGCGACGCGATCGTCCCCACCATCGCACCGATGTTCGCTGGCAACCCCGGCTTCGAGCAGATCGGCGGGCGACATTCGCTTGTCACATGGTCGATGTCGGTCATCGTCAACTCACAGCCCGCCACGAACTTCTCGAAGGCCATCAAGGAAGTGGCGAACCGCCGCCGCCTTTGGCTGGCGATGCAGGCATCGATGCGGGCGCTTGAGGATCCGGCGGCGCCGGTGGCAGACATCATGTCGCAGCACGAGGCGGACCTCTCGTCCTTTACTGGGGAATCGTCCGAGGCTGTCTTCCACTCGGCCGCCGATTGCGTCGACGAGGTAATCGCCAGCTTCAACCGGCCGCGCAACGGCGTCACCAGCGGCACCGTGGAGGGCATGGATCGCCTGCTCGGAGCGATCAGGCCCGGTTGGCTCGGCATCGTCGCGGCGCGGCCCGGCATGGGCAAGACGGCCGCGCTTCTGAGCTATTTCCGCGGCGCGGCATCTCGCGGCCATCACAGCCTGTATTTCAGCCTAGAAGTGGGTTGGGAGACGCTCAGCACGCGTGTGGTGTCGGACGCTGCCTACGCGGCTGGGAAGCCGATCCTGTACGATGCGATCGTCAACGCAACCGTGCAGCCGCACCACCAGCGTGAAATCTGCCGCCTGCGCGATGAGATCGAGAGCCTGCCGCTGCATGTTGTCGATAAGGACTGCCACACGATCGGCGGCGTAAGGCGACAAATCCGCCGCTACAAGCGGTGGCTGGCCGCCAAGGGCAAAAAGCTCGAACTGGTCGTCATCGACTATCTCCAGCTGCTCTCGCCCGACCAGCAAGGCCTGTCCGATACTGAAGCCGTCTCGCGGATCAGTCGCGCACTGAAGGTGATGGCGGTGGAGGAGGAGGTCGCGATCATCGCCGCTGCCCAGCTCAACCGCGAGGTCGAGAAGCGTGAGGACAAGCGTCCGACGCTCTCCGACCTGCGCAGCAGCGGGCAGATCGAAGCCGACGCCGATTTCGTCGTCTTCCTGCTCAGCCAGGAATATTACCACCGCGCCGCCCGGCCGCGGGACGAGCACGACCCGAAATATGCCGAGTGGGAGGAGCGCCTGCGGCTCGTCGAGAACGAGCTGGAGTTCATCCTCGCCAAATTCCGCCACGGCAGCATCGGCAACTTCTTCGGCCGCTTCTTCCGCGACTATCAGGCGGTGCGCTGATGAGCGGCTGGTACATCATGCATCGCGGCTGGATGGACAGCTTCAAGCCGGAGCCGTTCACCGAGCGAGAGGCGTTCCTGTGGTCGATCGAGCAGGCGGCTATCCTCGCCCATGACCAGTGGTTCAACGGCCAGCGTATCCCCGTCGAACGCGGCGAATTTGCCACCTCTTTGCGCCTTATGGCGGAGGCGTTTTCGTGGACCGTGAAGCGGGTACGAGGCTTCATGGAGCGCATGGGGAAAGCCGAAAAATGGGCACAGCGGCAGGCACACCAAGGGGCACAGTCGCCAACCATCATAAGTGTCTTGAATTACGAGAAATATCAGAACGTGGCTGACCAAAAGGGCACAGCGGAGGGCACACCCAAGGGCACGCGAGGGGCACAGCAAGGGCACAGCAAGGGCACACAACAGAACAAAGGAAACAAAGGAAACAAAGGTAAGAAGGAAGAGAGTACTCCGTACTCTCTCGTCGATCAGACCCTTGATCCGGCGAACGATCAGCCCTCATTCCTGCCCGCCCCGGACGAGGTGTCGGACGCCTTCACGGCGTTCGACGCCATCCGCCAAGAGTTCGTGCCGAATGCTCGGACGATGGAGCTCAGCCCCGACCGGCGAAAGAAGCTGGCCGCGCGCCTCCGTGAAATAGGCGGCGCCGCTGGCTGGGCCGAGGTCGTGGCCACCATCCGTGGATCGCCATTTTTGCGCGGCGAAGAATCCCGCAACGGCTTCGTGAAACTCGACTGGCTGCTTGAGCCGGCAAACCTCCGGAAAGTTCGAGAAGGAAACTATGACCACCACGGCAATCGCAGCGCAGGCCCAGCCGCACAGCCTGTTCGTACCGGCCCCGTCGCCGCCATCAATATCGCCCGAGATCGCCTCGGCCTTGGCTGACACCGATCCGCGCTGGACGCTTGGCGGGCCACCGTGGAGGGCTGACATCGCTCTCGGCGTCGTCAGCCGCCTCGGCTGTTCCGAGACGCTGCCAGCGCTTCTGGAAACCGTGCAGCGCAGCCTCGCACCAGCCTCGCGGAAATGGCTCGCTGATCGGCTGTCGGTCATGAACGCGCAGTTCGCCGTGAACCGGTCGACGGCGGACGCCGATACGGTGACCGTGTGGATGTCTGAGACGATCCGCCTCCTCGGCGACGTGCCGCACGACATTCTTGCGGCGTCGATCGACCAGGCCATCCGCGCCGGCCGCTCTGGCTTCATGCCGACAGTGGGCGAGATCCTCGCGGTGGCGGATCCCGTCGTGAACGAACGCCAGCGCCAGGCGGAGCGGCTCGAGGCGATGGTGAAGAAGATGTTCGATCAGCAAGCGCTGGGTGAGTGACGGAATGACGAGCGCGGGGGTGAAGGTGGAAAAGGAAGAGACGCCGCAGGAGCGGAAGCAGCGGCGCATCGCCGAGGCGCGCGCGGACCTCGCGGCCCGGTACGCGGCCGATCCGGAGGGCGTGCAGCGCTTTCAGTCGCGCATGGCGAACCTCGCGGCGGTCAGAAAGCGTGAGCGCGAACGGTTCGAGCGGCTCGTGTTGGGCACGCCGCCCGAGCCGGAGCCTATGCCGAAGAAGCCGACCGGCATGTCGAAGGCGGAATGGAAGGTCGAGAAGGCGCGCATCCAGAAGGAGCGGAAGGCGTCGGCGGCCGAAGCTGATCGCTTCGAGGGCAAGGCCGGCACGCCGCAGACGCTGGCCTTCGCCAGCAGCACCCACACAGGCAGCCTGGAGCAGCTTGAGCGGAACGGCACCATCACGAAGGACCAGCGCGAGTGGGCGGCCGAGATCGCGAACGTCTATCGCAGCATCGAGGCCGAGGTCGGGATCAAGGTCGCCAGTCTCGAAGCGCGCGTCGACAATGACCGGGCCGCAGGGAACCGCGTTGCCGAAGGTGTGAAGCGTGTGCGGCTGCACGCCGCCTATTCGGAATGGCGGGATGCGCTTCCGCCTCCGAAGCAGATGGTGCTCGACATGATAGTCGGTGACGCGATCGGCTACTCCGTTGCCGCCAAGCGCTATCGGGTCGGGAAGCTGCGAGCCAAGCGCGCCTTGATCGAGGCGCTGGATCGGTGGCCGCGGTATGTCCAAGCCGCGTTCCGTGACATCAGCGAGGATGAAGCGCGGACAGGGGTTCGGTGGTGGGCTGCTGCATAGGGGGCTTGCAGCCGACCCCGAAAATCGCCTAAAAGGCCCTTGGAACAATTGCGCCCGGCGCAGATCGAGCCCGCCCTAACCGGCGGGCTTTTTCGTATCTGGTCCCCGCTCTGCCTCGGCATCGGGCTTGGCTGCACGGATGGTACTGGCCCGTGCAGCACTTCTTCATAGTGCCGTAGAGCAGTCCGGTAGCTCGCCAGTCTCATAAACTGGAGGTCTCGGGTTCAAATCCCGACGGCGCAACCATTCGCCCAGGTAGCTCAGCGGTAGAGCAGCCGCCTCGTAAGCGGCAGGTCGTCGGTTCGATCCCGACCGTGGGCTCCATCATCGGAGGCGAGCATGGCGCTTGAGAAGCTCAGCGACGTCACCGTCCGCGAATCCACCGTTCGTGTGCGCGTGCCGTGGCATGACGTGCAGCGCCTACTCGGCAAAGCTGCCGTGTCGCACATCGGCCTGTCCGACGTTGAGATCGATCGCAGCATTGTGAAGATCGAGTTGAAGCAGGAAGAGCGCGGCTCGCCGTCCTATGCAGTTGGCGAGTGGTCGGCGATCGCCACCGTCACTACGTCGCTCGACTGATGGCCCGCGTCGAGACTGCGCTGCCACCGGCGCACCTTGACAAGCTATCCTCCATCCGTCGTCGCCTCGCGAACCTATCACCTGACTGGTCCGACCCGCGCCGCTTCTACGACAAGCGAGACACGCTGATCGAGGAACTGGCGCAGTTGGAGCGTGGGCGTGGCTGAGCGCCTTCGTGGCCGTGTTGGGCAAGCGCAGCGCGCGCGCAGGCTGAAGCGCACCGACGGCCTGTGCGAGCATTGCCTGAAGCTGGGGCGCACCACGCTCGCCACCGTCGTCAACCACATCGTGCCGCTGGTCCAAGGCGGCAGCGATGAGGACAGCAACACCGAGAACGTCTGCCGCGAGCACGACTTGATCGAGACGGCGAAGCAGTTCGGGCACAACGTGACTGCCGATGGGCGGGGCATCGGACGGTCAGGACGACCGACCAGCCCCGACCACCCATGGAACCGGGCGCCGCGCCGATCGTGACCGAAATGCAACACCGAACCGATGGTGTGACATTCCCGCATCACCAGACCCCACCGGGGGTCGAAAGTTTAGGGCGACCGGGGCCGGACACCGCATCGGCCCGCCGTACGCACTGAGATCAATTTTTGAGGGGGGAGGGTTTCGCCCGCTCCGCCTCGGAGGCGCAGTTTATGACCCCTGTCGTCATCGACGGCGGCGACGGCGTCCCGCCCGAACCGAACTGGCGACCGCTGTTCGGCCGCGCTGCTGACCGCGAAGCCGCCGCCGAGTATTGGCGGGGCATCATCAGCGAGATGCGATCGGCGGAAAAGCTGGCCGTCGCGAACGCCCACTCGATCAAGCGCCTCGTCGTCGCCTATGTCACGTTCGACATCAGCGCTCGCGAGGTGCTGAAGTCCGGGCCGGTCATGAAGGCCAAGAAAACGGGCGTGCCGAGCTACAACCCGTGGTGGACGACGATGTCGAACGCCGCCAGCCAGGCGCAGGCTCTGGAAAAGGAGCTTTGCCTCAGCCCGCGCGAGCGCAACAGCGGCGGCAA